ATGTTTCGGGGTTTCCGTTCCATAATCCTATATTCGATGAGTCCAGTCGTGGTCTATTTGTTTCCAGTTAACGCAAGGCGCATGACGGTTTTAAGCGTCAGACCCCTCACTTGCCTCATCTCTAAGAACTATTTTGTCAAATTGTTCTAGAAATTCGGCCCGATGGTCGGTGTAGCGCATTGTAAGTAAGGGCGCATAATCCTCCCGCAAAACTTTATTGACTTTGTTGCGATAGTCGTTGTAGAATTCCTTTCCATGATGGAAGGAAAATCTGAGTGCGTCATCCATATTAGAGTAAAACAATTCGTGGGCATCGCCGTGAATTGTCACCCAATTAGTCAGCTCTCGGATTACCTTCGGTGCCATTTTCATGTGCCAAATCATTCGGTATTCTGGGTCCTGTTCAAAGTGACATTTTAGGAATTGGAAATCCTTAATATCAACCCAGGGTAGGTGTTGTTCGGTTCCGTCTTTAGTTGGTGGAGTGCATTGATAACCATAGTGTTTGAATATTGTAGTACGATTAATCATGTTGTAAACAGCACAACACTCATCAGAAACGGTTCCTCCTCCGTCGTCGCCGACTGCCACTTCATGGCTTTCTTCGTCTTTAACTTCACAAGTCGCTTTTTCCGGCTCGCCAGCCGCAAGATGTAGTTCAATCCAATTCGCATCGTTAAGCAAATCGTGTACACCGGTATTTACGTCAGAGGTGCCTCCGTCTCCAGAGGGCACTCCTTGTATTGCCCGGTAGACACAATTGTCAACAATTTGAATTCTGTCCAAAAAAGCGTCTACTCTTGTTCTTCGTCGTTGTTCATTAACTTTGTCCTCCTCGTGAAGTTTCAAGAATTCAATTTCTATTTCAAAGTGGTCTCCGATGTCATTAGAGTCCACATTTCCATCCCATTCTGCAAAATCCTCTGGTAACCACTTTCTTCCTGTGGCTCCCAAAAAATGAATTAGTCGGGATGCGTCTGGTCCATGCATGTCAAGTCCAAGAGCGGAACCAACTTCATAGCCTATTTCTAGTCTAAAAGCTTGAACTGCTCCAAACAAACGTCGATGAATAATTTGCCACGCTACGTTGTGCACATTAAAGAAACGAGTTTTGTACAATCTTGCGATCGAACGTTTCTCATCCTTAAGTGTGTCAACATAAAAATTGTGACGAACTACTCCTTGTGCTAAGCCATCCCAGATCTCATCGAGATAGCGTTGCAACAGCGGTCCTGGTTGGTATTTAATTCCGCCGTCTTTCCTCATTCCAATCTCTTCGAATAAAAAATTTCTTCCTGTCTGTCCTGATGGTCTTAATTTCACAAACGGAAAACCTGGTGAAGTGTCCATTCGTAATGGTGCGATGTATTTTTGCCCGACGATTCCGTTGACTGCCTCGTCCTGTGTCAGTGTTCGAAGTGGCCCGTTAAAGTCTTTACTCGCTTTTTCGAGTTTTTTGATCTTGTGACGAACTACCTGGTTCATAATAGTGCGTGGTCTTTTGTTGAAGTGTACTTTTCCGAATTTGTCCACTCCTCTTTGCACAATGTCACCGGGTGATCTCGGGTCCTTGTCGTTCAAAATGGCTGGCTCTGTAGTGTGCTCAAATATCTGGTCGAAATACGGGGAAGGAACGATATCCGTTTTGCGGGGCATCGCTACTACCCATTTCTCTTCCAGCTGTCCAATAATTTCAATACGACCAGTAGGAACTACTCGCAAAGTATGGTCAACGGGGAGATCCTCGCTGAATACTTCATATTTGCGGGCACAAAAACGCGAGATGTCGTCAACGCTCTTACTTTGTCCAATCACGATATCTTCTGTGATTACTCGATCAATAAGTTCTCGAAATAGGGCAAATGAAAAACCCAATGAACGCACTCCTCCAAAGTGAAATCCAACAAGCTTTTTAGTCAGATTTTTATTTTTACAGATCAGTGGAGATCCGCACGCTCCAGGGGCAACGTCCACATGATACTCCCATCCTGCAGCAACTGCTGTTTTTGCTGTGATCCCTTCTTTTTGCATTCTCGTTTCCACTCTTCGGTCAATCATTGTGTGTATCTTGGGTACGGGGTGTGGTACGAAGTCTCCACTGTCATGCATCTTCTCCAACAATATTCCAGCACTTCCACAAATCAAGTCAAAATCATCATAGTTCGCAACGTGTGGTCTAATGTCACGAAAGTTTGGTAGGGCTCGGTTCTCTTGAAAATTGACAAAAACTATATCCTCCAGATATTTTCTCCCTTCAACTACAATGTACTCTCCTTTCTTTACAAATTTTGATATTGTCAATAGTCCCGGGAATTTCTTGCCTTTCCAATCAATGCAGTAGGGAACTTCACCGTGGAGGCCTTCAAAAACGTGAGCAACTGTTACCATCCAGCGCCCACACACAATCAGGCCATTCACTCCTCGTGTTCCAACATTGAAAGAGATGCAGTTGTTTCGAATGATGGGTAAAACCACTAAGACCTGGGGGTCATCAGAGGCCTGTCCTTCAATCACTGGGTTCTCTTCTTTTTTGCTAAAAACAGAGGGGAAGAATGTCTTCCATGTCGATGATTCTCCTTCAACTTTACTTCGCTCGAATTTGTCGCGGATTGACGTTTCTCCACGAATTTTGGTCTTCTTTTGAAATTTTTCACGCTGGGTACCTCCACTGCTGGCAACTGCTTCTCCACTAATTAGTTTGATCTTTTCTTTGGAGTCAATTGCCTCTCCTTCAACAATGAGGTCTTTTTCGTCGTCGCTTGCTGAATCGTCTTGTGGTACTAGATGTTCAGTCGCCTTGTACTTGCGCAAGCATATCTTACAGAGCAGACGAAACGTTACTGTTTTAGGTGAACGGGCGTGTCTGTGTTTAAAAATGAGTCGGCATCGTTCACACTGATGAAAATGGTCGTACGCGTGTCCGTCGTCAGGCAAACCAAGGTGTTCTCGTCCAAGTATACGAAGTTCTTTGTTCTCTTTTTCGTCGCTTTCCCCTTCTAAGTAGGCGACACTTTCAGGGTCTCGTTTTCCTCGATTCAGTATCCACGATGTTCCGCGGTAGAGAAGGTATCCAGTGATCATAAAAATTCCAATTTTCAAAAGATTGCTGAATTCGGGTGTTTGCCTCTCGGATATTGCCGTATAAATTGTCCTTGCTATGTATCGCAGTCCATTCATGATCAATGTTCTTGTTTCATAGATCAAACGTTGAAGCACACACCAAGGGGTATATGCCAGTTCTGCGACAACACGGTAGGCCTCACTTCTGACTCCAGATTCAAATGTGTTTGGTAGGATTCGGTTGTTAAAATTTCGGAGTATACGACTCCAATATCCTAATTTGAGGTTATGTCCAATTAATTGTCCCATCCGTAACAGTGTTACGACACCAAAATACATAATGAAACTGGCGCATATGGCTGCGTCCTTAAGATCTTCGGTCTCATCATAGCGCACAAGGTAAAAATTCATCGCTGTCATTGATGCGTGCACTCTTTCCATTATTTCATCACTGTCGTCTTTGAAAAATTTTTGTCGTCTGTTCCGAATCGCGACTCTGAATTGTTGGTATCGCTCCGAAACGCTGTCAACCATATCCCTCATCTCTGGTGTTAGATCAACTCTCGGTATCTCAGTTACGACCTTCGGTTTACCAAATCTTCCATCAGTCAAGTAATACAACAAGTCTAATAGTTCTCTTGTTATAACTCTCGGTCGTACTGGTTCATCTCCATCATCTGGAACAGATTCAAAAAACTCTCGTATTGAACCGTCAGCGTTACGTCGGACAAATTCTGAATAGGAAAAAGGGATGTGATCTTTAGGTTCTTCGGGTGGTGAAGGTAGTGGGGGATAATAAACAACTTCGAAGTCTGAAGCGTCAC